TGGATTTTGTAAAGATTTTTCAGGGCGAAAGATTCTCCTACCAGATGAAGTGTACAAGAAGCTCTACCCCAACGGTAGTCAAAAACCTCGTGTACAACGGTCACCATCCCCTAAACCACCCGACATGTCTCCGGTGTCAGTCATAGATGAGTTTATGAATAGACACGTGTCTAAAGAACCCATGAAAGTCAAGAGTATTTTGAAAAAAAAGACACAATACAACGTCACGACTTCAATGACATGCCAGGGGTGTAAAAAGACTGAGGTACCATTCATCATCAAGAAGAAGGATTCAACCCTCAAACAGAAGTGTGATTGTAATACTCGTGAATTCAGACTTATAGATAAAATACTTGATATATTATAAGATGTACATCATAATACTCATCGCAACTTTCGCGTACATTATTTCACAAATATCAAAGTTTCAAGTATCTCACGATGTTTTGGACCAGCTCATAAAAGAGACACACGTGTATTCTGGTATACACGAAGAATCGTATAAACTATTTTATGCAAATATACAACTTGCTCGAGAGTACATGTCCTACGCATTTTTACAAAAAGCGATTCATCATCTCAACGAGATACCCTTATATATGTCCCCCATAGACCCCGATATTCAAAATGAAATAGCAGAATTTGGTCAGAAGATCGCTGTTTCTTTTGAAAGGACTGCAATGAAAGATGCCATGAATAAAAACAAGTATTTCAGTCCAAAATATATTTAAAAGGTAAGATGCTTTATGGTGTAATAATGACTTCCGTTGTTACAAGGTCCGGACGTATCTCTAAAAAACCGGAGCGTCTCGACCCAGAAGAAGAAATTGAAGATGACTATGAGGAATCAGACTACGATGAGGATGAAGAATATTCCGATGATGAAGATCTTTGTGAGACTGATGACGAGGAAGAGGACGACGATGAGGATGCCGATGAAAATGGAAATCTAAAGGGTTTTGTAGTCGATGATGAAGATGAAGATGAAGAAGCTTAAAAGAAACATTTTATAGAAATTATATATGGACACGGATATAGGCAATCCTATAGAGTATAATCCAGAAGTGACCGAGGAAGAAGAACCACCTGTCCCATCTCCACCTCAGTATTATTTTCCACAAGCCATGATGGCCCCACCACCCCCTCCTCCAGAACCTAAGAAGGATTTTTTAGCCAATCTAGATAAAACGGCGTATCTTGTCATATTCGCTGCGTTCATCTTGGGGTTCTTCATGGGGAAGACTATGCAGCCAGTCATCTTGAGACACGGGTGAGTAACCAGTAAAATCACCGATGGGACCCGTTACTGGTTCGGTGAAATACGCGCGACTAGTTACCAGAGGATCTTTGAGCATATCCACTAAAACATCAGACGCTTTGGGGCGATCTTTGATGAGAATTTCACTCTTTAAATACACAAATAGTATCGCCAAAATACCAATGGCTATTAATAAGAATGCCGCTAGCATCAACATTTATTATTAGTATATTTTTTATTTTTCATTACCATGATGAATACAGTCGTGAAAAATAAATAATTGTTTTTTTATTACGCTTCCTCCTCCTCGTCACCTTCCTCGATGGTATCGCGTGCCTTTCTGCGCTCTTCAATTTCCTTCGCCACTATGGCGTCGGCCTCTTTGACGAGTTCTTCCATGGGGGTATCGGGCTTCTCGCGCTTGAGACGTTCGATGATATCCGCCGGGTGGCTGATGGGAGGCTCGTCGGGCTTGTTGTAGTACTTCGAGTTTTCATCACCCGGTTTGTGGAAGATGGCTTCACCACCAACCTTAGTGGTCATCATATCACGTTTACGCTCTTCGAACATCTTCGCAGCCATGGCTTGATTCTCTTTGTAACCAGTCATGAGTTCTTCGAGTTTTTCGTTTGTATAATGTGCATCCTCAATCTTCGATGGATCGGGGGGAATGAGCAGCCACTTGTACATGTCAACCACATAAATATCAAAGGTGGCATCCTCCTTCTGAAGGCGCTTGGCGTGATTCGCAGCCTCTTCACGGGTGGCGAAGGCTCCTCTGATCTTAATACCAAACTTGTCATTCTTCTGGGGGGCTTCTGGGCCGACGACGGAAAGACATGCGTAGATTTGTCCGGGGACGGTGGTGTAATCCTGTTCGAGAGACATTATACATCTTAATGTATTCAAAACTTTAAATAACCTAAGTAATGGTTAAAGTTTTGAATAATTATGATACTATGGAAGAGATCCGCCGATATCACAACGATGAAAAACGGAGGCTCATCGAACACGTGGCACGGGCTGGAAACAGTGTGTTGGACGTGGGGTGTGGGTTCGGTGGTGATCTTCAAAAATGGAGGCATGCGAAGGTGAATCTGAGTATGTGTGAACCGGATGAGGAGGCGTTGACAGAGGCTAAGAATCGTGCGAAAAACTTGAAAATCAGGGTAAACTTTTATCTCGGTGATATACACTCGTGTCCACATAGAAAATATGACATCGTGTGTTACAACTTTTCTTTGCACTATGCTTTCCAATCACGGGAACTTTTCATGAACACTATGAGGGAGGTGAAAAAGAGAATGAAACCAGGTGGTGTACTGATGGGCATCATACCCGATTCGATGCAGATTATATTCAGGACACCCCTCAACGATGCAGCCGGTAACTTTTTTAAGATGAGGAACACGAGTAATGGTGATTTCGGGGAAAAGTTGTACGTTCATCTCGTCGACACACCCTATTACGCAGATGGACCAAAACCTGAACCATTGGCGCACAAAGATCTTCTCGTGACGCATCTCGAAAATAACGGGTTCACTCTGAAACTCTGGGAGTCACTAAAGGGAAATGACATTTCGAGACTGTATAGCAAATTTATATTTGTATATAGAAATGATAGCCATAATCGTGTTGCTCATAGTTAATATTCTAATTTTTATTAATACAAAAGAGGATTCACGGCTAAAGGAAGTCAAAGAGCGCTACAAAAAACTGAGAGACCATCTCAAATCTACAAATGCTGAAGAATTCAGAATGCTTCACAAGGAGATTCCCATCACGGGACACTACGGTATGTCGAAGGCTATAGGATACAACGCCAACAAGGGAGTTGAAATCGGTTTGTGTATAGACGGTACGGTCAATGATATATTCCATGTACTTCTTCATGAATTGGCTCACTGCACGGTCGAAGAATATTCACACAGTAAACATTTTTGGGCCATGTTTGATAAGCTCAGGAAAGAGGCTGTGTCGATAGGTATATACGAAAACATACATACCAGAACCCCCTTCTGTGGTAAACATATCATGGATAAATAATCTTGTACATATAATATAAAATGAGTAACGTAGTCAACAACGTATCTTTCGCCATGCCCGGTATCGCACAGATCGGTATATCACTCTCCACGTGGTTTGTCATGTTCATCGGTCTACTCGGTGTTCGTGCGGAAACACACCCGTGGATGAACACGGTTATTCTCACGGTTCTCTTCCCGATGTATCTGTGGTACATGGCCCGAAATAACATCCTCGGTAGTGTTTCCCAGGGAGCTATGCTGGCGACAGTCATAGGTGCTGGTCTCTTCATGACGTTGTTATTAGAGGCGAGAAGGAATTCCAAATTTTCCAAGAATCTCAAGAAGAACCTGAAGGAATACGGAAGGGAGACTGAGGGAACCGCTTACGCTTCTCTAGCCATCGCGGTGAGTCTCATAATCGGTGCGGGTGTTTCGTATACCATACTGGGAGACAACTTCCTCAGGGCTTAACGTATTTATGAGCGAAATAAAAGAGGATGCCCGCGACTAAACCAGTAGTGGCGAGGCCGACGAGGCTTCTATTACCCTGAGCGTTGAGAAACTTCGGAACGGTACCAGCGAGCTTCTCCTGAACGGGTTTGCTGATGGCGGCGGCGGTACACGCGGCGACCACGAGGGCCGTCATCTGTTCATCGGTGAGGTTGAGGGGGTTCGCCTTCTTGGCGGCAGGGGCTTCCTTGGCTACGGGAGTGGGTGGAGCCTGAGGAGCCTGCATCATGCGAGGATCCATCGCCATCATGGGCGGTTCGAGGGGTTCCTGGGTCTGTCCCATAATATCGGCGAGAGGTGTAGAATCCATAGTTTCTTTATGTTCACTCACATTTTTTTCAGCGTTTTCCGGCACAAAAGTTGTAGACGGTTTATCATTTAAAGGAACCATGCCATCATCGGCATCCGACAGGTTTAATGTTCGCACGTCAGACATTTTATGTAAAATTACATTTTTTAGTCTCTATGTTTTCGCAGCCCACGTGAGGATGTCTTTTATAGACCAACCCGTCGTGTCAACCATATCTATTTTTTCTACTCGTCTGATGAATGATTCCTTTTTTGGAATTTGAAACGTATCATTCCTCATTCGCATTCTAGTTCCATCTGTGTTCCACGTAGACATATAATACGGAAAATGTTCTGTAAAATATCTCCAAATCACACCCTCTCTCGGCCCCTTATAAAACTTGTGTACGAATCCCCACGCCACACGCTTGATGAACCGAAGTCTTTCCCTGGGATCATCGGGTCCCTTTCGATACATGGGAAGACTATCAAAAGCCATGGCCATGAAAGCCTCGATGTAACAGAAATGATGTTGTGAAAGTTCATCATACTGCGAAACTTTCCACGCCCTGTTTAGATACCCTGGTTCTCCTGAAACATACATGGCACCAGCCATCTGTTCTGGAGAATCCTGAGTAAATCCACCCGTGGGCTGGAAGCCTATAGATTTATCCCTGATTTTGTACCCTGGATACGTGTCACGAACAACATCCTCAAATTCATTTAGGTACGCATCCTCACCCATCGAATCATACACGGTAATTTGTTTCGTTTTATTGTTCGCCTTTAGATAAATGGCATGGCCCCCCGATTCATCTATGGCGGTCTCGAGATGTACATACTCTATGTCATACGATGTCCTGACAATATTATCGGTGTTTTTACATCGGTAAACCGCATCTTCTTTCTTTGTACTTTCCGAACGAATAGCCCTGAGGATATCTTCGTAGTGTCCCTGAATGATTTGCTTTGCGATTTCAGTAGCATGTTCGATAGTCAAAAGTTTTTTGGCATCTTCGGAGCCGTTGAGTGCCTCCCTTTCCAAAAAGTCATCGGTGTCAGATGATGGTTCCGTGGCGATGAGTTTGAGAAGTTCTTGATTCCTCATTTTATAATGTATGATTTCGTAAAATGTTTAAGTTACTTAGGTTATTTTTGTTTTGTTATTCTTACTTGCGTTGACTTCCCCTTGACATTCTTGGGGTTGGCCGCCGTGGTGCCCTTGGGGTTGAACATCTTTTTATGCGCCTGCCAGTATTCAGGGGCACCCACCTTGAAGTTTTTTCGAAGCGACGCCTTGTACCAGAACACACAATCTTCTATACGATTACTCTTCGCGGTGTTGTCCAGGACTAAACATTCGTAGTTTTCTGTACACGCGTCCATGACTTTATTGAACATGTCGAATGACGGAAAGATACCGAAGAAGGATTTGTACAACTTTTCTCTGTTCTGTATGATATTTTCTCTGAGGATAAACACATAATCAACGTTTGCACGAAGAGCGGGTGGGAGGTCCATGCAGTACTGCATGGTCAGCATGAAGAATATCTTCCAGTGTCTACCGTTCATGAAACACTGTCGAATACACGTGTCTCGCATGAACTTGTTATCGTACATACAATCGTCGAGGAGGAGGAACGCCCCACAGTTTTGTTTTCCCGCACCCACCAGTTTTCTCTGACGGTCCATGACTCGCTCTATGGCTTCCCTGTCGTAGTCACCGTATATGAACAAATCTGGGATGAACTGTTGATAATAATGATTACCCTCCTCTGTCGCGGATAAGACGATACCCGCTGGTAGATGTTTTTTGTGATACAGAATGTCTGTCACGAGAGTAGATTTTCCTGTGTTTCTCTTTCCCACGAAAACGCATACCCTATCGTCAGCCATCGTGGCTGGATTAAATTTCCTGAGTTTTAAATCCATCTATACTATTGTTCTCTTTTATTTAATAAAATTTTACTCACGTGTATTAAGAATGGCAGGTCGCTTGAGGCTCGCTGTCACTGGTATACAGGATCAATGGCTCACGGGAGAGCCACAGTTTTCGTATTTCGTCATGAACTATAGGCGACACACCCGTTTCTCGACAGAAGCGGTGGAGAGACCCTTCGATGGAGATGTGGGATTCGGTCAGACCGTCACTTGTAGGATACCCAACAATGTCGGTGATCTCGTGAGAAGCATGATGCTGAAGGTGACTCTGGACCCCCTCCCGGTGGCTGACGGTACACTCGTGTCCAATACCTATAACACATCCATAGGTTCCAGGATCATAGAGTACGCTGATCTTGTCATCGGTGGTCAGACCATAGAGAGGCTCACAGGTGAATACATATACATGTACGATCAACTTCATAATAATCTCGATGACACTTCACAGACACTCTATTTCCTCACGGGCCACGGTAATCACATCGTATTTTCAGATCCATACACCTTTTATGTCAACTTACCGTTTTACTTTTTTAGACATCCCAGCCTGGCTATTCCCGTGTGTGCCATCACGAAACAGCTCATCGAGGTTCGTATACAATTCAAACCTTCCGATTATAAAATATCTTACTCGTACGAAAGACTCAGTGAATCGGATCCCTGGGAGGTGTACCCCACGAACGACGGTGGAATCAAAAACGTTTCGCTCATCACGGATTTCTATTTCGTGACGGAAGATGAAAAGAATTTCCTGTTGACTCGTCCCGTGGAGTATGTCATCACACAGTTACAGGTTGCCACCATACCCTTCGGTCCAAACGTCTCTTCGCGATCAGTCATGCTCAATTTTAAAAACCCAGTCAAAGAGTTGTACTTCATGGCGACGCTCCAAGAGCGCATTCAATTGGAAAAGAACGGTAGAAAACTACTCAACAACATTGTAGCAGAGACCGATCAGACACTCTACTTATCGAATGACATAAACATTCGTTCCGATGCACGGTTTATAAAAAATGTGTCTTTAGAATTTAATGGTGCAACAATATTCGATCACGATGGAAAGCACATGGCGTATCAACAGACATTGGATCATCACACTGGATGTCCTTCCCCAGCTCGTGAATTCTACATATATTCGTTCGCCATGAAACCTGAGATGTATTATCCAACCGGGCAGGTGAACATGAGTCGTATCATGCACCAAAAACTCAATCTGGAACTCGATGAGATAGATGACACGAACGATACATTTGTCAGTGTATACGCAGTTAACTACAACGTACTGCGGATCAGTAGTGGATTAGCAGGTTTAAAATTTTAGAGAGTACTAGTAGTAATGGCTGGACGCGTGCAGCTCGCCACGAGGGGTACACAGGATGTCTTTTTCACGGACAATCCAGAGTATACCTACTTTATAAAAAACTTCAAAAAGCATACAAACTTTGCCAACTTCACAGTAGATCATGATGTTATCGGTGAATTAGAATTTGGTCAGACACTTCGATGCACCATTCCTCAGGATGCGGGTGACCTTCTCAAAACGGTGAGGCTTCGGGTGACGTTGGGTCCTATAGAACAACCGGGAATACCCGGGGTAACCAGGGGATACGTAGAGTCCATAGGCCACGCCATGATTGATCACGTAGACATACGCATAGGTGGTACACTCGTACAGCGAGTCACGAGGGATTTTATGCAGATACATTCAGAGCATTATATAACACAGACTAAACAAGTTAATCTTTCTAAACTCATCGGTAAACCACCCCTCGAACTCTCTGGAACACCTGTGGATAGCTTTACCATATTACCATATTTAGAACCATCGAACACCGATGAGACGTACATCATAGATGTCCCTTTTTATTTTTACAACAACCCTGAACTGGCTGTACCCCTGTGTGCCATCACGGGTCAGGAGGTGGAGATTGTCGTGCAACTCAATAAAATCGATAAATGTATATATCAGACATTCATATTAGAGGATGCCGATGAGGGGGAGTGGGAAAAGGGACTCTATGTGTCCGACCAAAAGGGACTCATAAAGGGTTTCCAGGTTCAAACCGATCTCGTGACACTCGATACACCGGAACGCATCAGGTACCAAGAGGTTCCCACGGACTTTATCATCACCCAAGTACAGAGTGACACTTCTAGAATTCCAGGGGGTGATACCACATTCAGACAAAAGTTACAGTTTGTAAATCCAGTCAAAGAGCTGTACTTTATCATTCAGAGACTCGGAACTGGTGTGTCCGTATTCGATTACGACAATACAAATCAGGTCGCCGGTAGCGTATACAACAACTACGAGCATTTGAAAAATCTTCAGTTGCGATTAGATGACGACGTGATACTAGATGAAAAGACGGGTAACTTGATTCACATCAGGGCAGTTCAGAGTGGCATACATCATTCGAGAACACAATTGTTCAGGAGATTTTATTCCTACAGCTTCGCCCTCGAACCAGAGCGATGGTATCCCACGGGTCAAAGAAATTTCAGTCTCGCGAAAGAACAACACGTGACTCTTTCTCTCAACACAGAATCTTCAGAAAGAGAACTTAGAGTTTACGCACTCAGTTATAATATTCTGAGAGTTGAAAATGGAACCGCACGACTTCTCTTCGAAAATGGTACAGGCGACAATTGACATAGTGACCCCCGTCCTAGAACATGCCATGGTGTTATCAGGGCAATACGCAAAGGCGTGTGGACGGTCAGCCGTCTTGGCGAAAGATATCGAATACTGCATGAAATATTGCGCCATGCACACCGTGGGAAAACAGATTGGATCATACTTTCCTGATATATACGATAGTGATGAATCAGACCTAGATGACATTGAGATTGTGGATGAAGAGGATGAGGATGCGTTCGAACCCTATAACGGTTCGAACGTAGCCATGAAAGCCATCACGGAAGCCTACGACGCGTGGGAAAGTTGGGTACCCACCAATCCGTCAGAACAGTTGTTAAAAAATGCTATTGATAGTAATGAACACTTGTCCGGAGGGTTGGTATGACACGGAATATAAAAAGTTCAAAACTGGTGACGACACATCAGATTCTGACACGGATTCAGAAGATGAGGTAGTAGTCATCAGGGGGTACAAGAAAGAAAAATATAAAAAAATTCTTTACGTAGAAGAATTATTACCAGAATAAAATATTTTACTATTATAAATGTCCAAACAAGTTGCATCTGAGTTCGAGACCCAGTCTCTCAACGCCCTCGTCGCGGGTTTCTCCTTCGCCGCCGCCCTCTCCTGGATGGACCTCGTTCGCTGGAGCATTCACCAGGTCGTGAAGGTTCAGAAGAACAGTGGTCTCAACTACGCGCTCACCGCCGTCATCACCACCCTCCTCTCCATTGTGGTGTACATGCTTCTCTCTCGCATGTCGAAACGCGTCGTCAAGCCCCAGGCTCCCATCTACGCCGTGACTCGTTAAACCTTTTTAGGTCTCGTGAAGAATATAAATATGATGCCCGTGAAGACAATAAGGGCTATGTAAATCCAACCACTCCACCTATCCGGATTCTCCATCTCAGGAATGCGTATAGGCGGTGGAAGTGAAAAGTCCTTTTTCACTTTCGGTACGTTTTCCAGTTTACCAGTCGAACACTCTATACCGAGCTTCAGCACGTGATTGGCGTTCCTGAAATCGTATGGTATCAATCGGTTATTACTACTGTAAAAGAATTGGACTCTCAGACTTTGAATACTCTTCTGTGGTCCAGAATCAAAACTGTGAACCACAGCATCATCAGCACCCGAGTAATTTATGACATCACCGCACATGAGTATACGTCCCGTGTAAAAGGGAATCTCTGAAAAGACAGTCTTGTTGAATTCTTCAGAACCACTGCTCAACTTGACGACGAGGGCGTCGGGTCCCTGGAGATTCAAACTCCCCGTGGTGAGCGTGTTACCGTCTGACGACACGTTGCTGGCTGGTAATCCTAAAATATCGTGTGGAGTGGTGTATCCATCATCACCCGTCTTGTATCCATTCACACCACCATAAAAGTCAAAGGTAAAGGGTTGACTTCCAGTGAACGTGATGCTATTGATATCAGAATTATATACAGCACTCGTGATGTTAGAACTCTGTGTGACCATCTCGGNAGCGAGGGCCTCTCCGTCATAATTATTGTTAGACAGGGATACGGTCGATCCACTTATGGAGAAGGTGTTGTTCCTCTCGTTGATCAGTAATTGACTCGCGTGAATCCGTGCTGAAATCACAGATATCTTCGTCACGTTGTANATGGGATTCTTCAACTCTATCACATAGTCCGACGGATCCGGATAAGCCAAAGGATCTCTTTCGCTGCTATCTATGTCGAACGTGTATACGCTCATTAAAATATAGGGATAATATTTTAATGCGTAGTGTTACTCGCTTTTAAATTGACATGTATTTAGTACATCTGCTGAGCTATGGGGTTGTTCTGAAGCTGATTCTTCGCCACGTCAAGACTGGCGCTCGTCGCGTAGGGATTCTCGTGACCCTTGTACACGTTGTACTGATGGATAGAATCATTCTTGTATTGCTGAGTCCAACCACCGTTCACGGGTCCGGTGCGTCCATCCACACGAGTGACATCCACTCTCGCGGCGGTGGGCATACCACCTTGGTTCAGAGCACCCGCTCGTACGTTCATACGACCAGCGTTACCCTGCCTGTTGGGCTTACCACGCCTTTCATCGGGTCTGAAACCGTAAGCCATGAGTTCTTCGACGGTGTGAGGTGTGCCGTAAGTGCGTTTCTCACCAATCTTCGAGGCGGGTGCATTCACGTATCCGTGGGCAAACGAATGAATATTGGGTGCCGGGAGATTGTTGTAGGCAAACTGTTCCATGTTTCCATCCTTCTTGTTGCGCGTGGGATCCTGTGCGAGGGTGCCAGCGGAAACGACGCGTTTAGCACCGGAGAAACCCAGTGCATCATCACGCTGACCAGTCACGGACCGGTTGGTGAGGCGCTTCGTCTGTTCATGCTCGCCACGGGGAATCACACCGGACATACCCTGCGCTCGGCCGAATTGTTCGGGACGACGGCCTGGTAAAAAGGCTGTTTTTTCGGGTCTATTATGAGCAACTTCACCGACGATACCACGGCGACCACCCTTAATATCCATGGCAGGACCACTTCTGCCTGGTAAAGTCGTGAGGCGGTACGCACCTACATTTTCGGGGTTGACACGGAACAACTGTTGATACCCACCAAAAGCTGGGACATTTTGACCAACACCTAAACCGGGACCAACTAACTGCTTTTCAACGGGTGAAATATTGTTCATCCTCCCAGCGTCGTACATGCGATTACGCATGCTCAAAATTTCACTTCCATTAGACCTGCTCTGAGGGGCGACGACACCGAAATTCGCCACTTCCATCTTCCTGTCGGGCATCCGAAGCATGGATTCATCCACCACCTGTGAAGGAGGAGGTTCCAACTTGACCTCCTGTTGCGTCTCGTATAACTCTTTCTTCACTGGTTTAGGTTCGCTTAATTTTTTTCCTAAATATGCGAGACCGGCTATAGCTACTATAGATAAAGGATCCGCCATTCTTATTTCTAATTAATATTTTTTATTGAGATATATTTGTTGAAACTGCGCGTTTTGAAGTTCAGCACGGGTACTCGCTGGTTCGTAAGACAGTGTACGTGGCGGAAGCATGCACCCAACATCTTGAAGTGGGAAAAAATTCTTCTCGTACGTCTTTGTGACAATCTTATTAAACTGACTCGTACTCTGGGGACGAAGTTGATCGCTCGTCTCTATGAACTGTGCTGGAGCACCCTTACCAGCCATGAAGGGGGCGGTGCCGTAGAGCATCGTGTTTGGACGACTGGAACCGTAGTTGAGTGTACTGGGCTGCGGATACACGAAAACTTCTTCGGTGGCACACACCGGGGGATGCGCCGGATTCTGAACAATTTTCATTCCTGGTTGAAGCTGATACGCCATTTACTATTGACTAAGAAATTGTTCCACCGAACAAACCACTTCTTTTGTCTCCGTTGGGATCGAGACCCGCGAAAGCTTCTAACTGCGCACCACGGGCGTTGGGGTCACACATACGAGGATCGGTTCTACACGTGGGTGCATTCTTCGCACCGTACAGCCATTCAGCAAAGGCAGTCTGATCTCCTGGTATTCCGGTGACGGGCATGGAGACGAACTGCCGAGAATATCCATTGCGCTGATGTTCGGGGAGAGGTGACCGGGAACGCGTAGGGCCGTAGGGGATGCGGTCACTCAACATTTTATTCACTTTGTCATCCACCGAAGAATAATCACAGGCAGTGGGTCTGTCGGGACGATCAGCGTAATCCGTCATCAGCACGTTACCCATTGGATTATCGTACGTGGGTAGCTGACAAGGGGAGTTTGTATCCGTGAACCTCTCTTGCATCACAGTAGGTCTCACGCGTTCATTTTTGATCATGTTAGATTTTTCCATTACATAAAGAACACCAAGACCAGTCACACCTAAAACAAACACGCGAATATCACGTCTGATTAAATACAAAATACAAGTCGCATACACTATAAATCTCGCCGTGGCGTTAATTCGTTCTTCTGCTGAATGTTCATTCGTCGGCCAAAATTTCATAATCTCATCTGAACGAATCAATTGTTTAGGGTCTTCAAACACAGAAACCATTTATATTATATAGACTTTTATTTTTTCATCATGCCACCAAGCATACTCTGCATCGACTTCATGAGCTGATTCTCGTCGAGACTCTCACCACTATCCTTCATATTCTCAGCACACTGCTTCGCCACATTCTCAATCATAGAAAGTGTCTCCGCTGGGATGGATGTAATGGTAGTACCCAGCATGTACAGGGTCTGTAGGTACTGCCAAATGGCATCCTTCGTTCCATCCGAAGCCTTCGGCCAGCATTCCTTGATGTTGATGGCTTGCATGAATTCAAGTTCCGAAGAATCTTCTAGGAATAGTGATTCGTCACGAGAGCTAATCTTATCCACATGAGGGGTGATGTTCGTCATGAACTTATTCACAATCTTCTTGGGATTCGTATCTCTGATGAGTTCGAAAGCTGCTATGTATTTCTTGAGTCCCTTCTCTTCTGGAAAAGTCTTGTGCAATTCCATAAGAAATTGACCCATCATGTCATTGAAAGCGGTGACGGAGGACATTTTTATATAATCACGAAGTAAATCTTTAAGTTATGTTTAAAAGGGGTCTGTTGAAATCTGCTCACGTTTACCTATACCATTTGAAACTATAAAATACACTAAAATAGCAACGAGTGCCGCTGGTTTTGCATAGGCACTCGTGGTGAGAGTACCTTCGTTATTGAGTTTTGCTTTGCCGTGAATATAAAGTGCGGTAATCACACCCGCCACTACGGCAGCCCAAGATGGATCGCGAAGTTGTTCCATTTGTAATACTCATAGGTTTTTTTAAAGCGGTCTTCTCTGCCGAGTGTCCGCAGCATCTGCGAAGAGATCCTCTGGTTCTGGCTCCGGAATCGGCTCTTCGGTGGGTTCTGGTTCAGGGATGGACTCCTGGGAAGGTGTACCTTCAGTGTGTATGGTTTTGAATTCGTTTTCGAGGGATGGTGTTTCACCTGTGAGAGGCTCAGGTTCCTGTTCGGGCTCTTAGGCTCTGGCTCTGGCTCTGGCTCTGGCTCTGGCTGATCGAACTCTTCCACGTTATCCTCTTCCAAATTCGCATCTTGGGGTTCGATCATATCATCCTGGGTTGTCATATACGTTTGTAATATATCCTGGACTGGGATGAGTTCCTTGACTGAGTTCTCTACACAGAGACAGAATCTATCGTAGAGTTTATCGTTTCTATCATGCTCGGTCTGGTTGTCACTGAAGACGTAAGGATTTTTATAAAGATCCTTGGCTGCATTTTTGTAACAGGTATGAATGAACACTTCATTCGTAGGAAGTTTCACTGACAGTTTTTTAGAATCCTTACTGAGCCTGACGGCCGAGAGAATCTTCACGGAGCTTACGAACACGGCAGCCACGAGATCCCTGNACCACGCGCATCTATTNGCTATGTTATCCGTGTTCTGTTTCGCCATGGTCTCACTCCACTCTGGAACATCTTTGAGCAACTGTTGAAACATCATGAGTACCTTTCTACCCTTGGAGAGTTTGGTAGCCTCCTGATACATCTCGTCGAACACATCTATCATGACGGGACACATGAGAATGCACAACTGTTCCAGGTATTCGCGTTTAGCCTCAACCANAATGTTGAGATTATCCATTTATGTTAAACAGTAATTTTTTTATCAACCTTTTCCCGCGTATTGTCTGTATTTGTTAGCCGCTTTTTTAAGATTGACGAGGGTTGGAAAATCTTCGACAGATGCTTCCTCCTTAGACTCTGGCTTGGGCTTCTTCACTTTCCACGATATGTGTAACTCTGAATCTCCCATCAGAGTCACTATGAACCCCCCACGTTCCAACTGTCTCTTGATGTAAGCGGTCGCTTTGTACCTATCGAACATGGGGTAGCCCAAGAGGAACGATGGAACTTGGAAGATCGCATGCTTCGAACCAAACTCTACGGACTGTCTAATCTTTCTAGAAGCCTGTTCGTACAGTTTGAGGTAGGTTTCTTTTTTCATCCTGTTCTTCTGTTCAGCTCGCCGTGATATCTCATCGACGCTTATCATTATTATTTACATCTACTTCTTTTTTATCAAATCCAACTCACTCTGCCTGAATTTTTGATAGTCCACGAATTCATGTCCCTCGATGTCACTAGAAAAGGGACTCTGATCGGTCGGTGGCATCACGTCGATGGGTTGTGTGCGAGCAGACATCACCGTGACGGTACCATCAGGGTTGACCACCACATCTGTTGTCACCGCGAAGCCAAATGTAAAACCATGTTGTTTCATCAGCATGAACATGCACCTGTACAGCTCCTTCTTGTTTTCTTTATGAATGTATTTTTTGAGTGAAGTCGTCTCTATGACATAGGTACACAGACCCGTCTTTTCAGATACGTACCTATTGGTCGCCAACACGAGTTTTTGCATGAGATCATTATCCACACTCACGTCAGTCGCCTCTATGTATTCAGTCGTGTCGAACGAAGGGTCGTCTATGACCACCTGCTTCACGGGGTCTTTGTATCCAGCGTACCCGAACATCTCCTTTCTGCTGGAGAACACAAGCATCAGTACGATGAGGATGAGTAGTAATAGTATTTCCATTTACTATATATTATAAAAAAACTGTGTCATAACGGATTATTTTTTTTACAATCGTACATC